ATGAAAATAGCAATGATGCCGATACGCTCCGGCAGTAAAGGAGTACCCGACAAAAACATCCGCGAGTTTAGAGGAAAGCCGCTTTTTTATTGGAATCTTAAAGCGTTACTTGACAGCGGTATGTTTGATGAGGTTTACGTGAGTACCGATGATATGGAGTACTTCTACTTAGTGGAAGAGTATTTTGAGAATGTAGTTTTTGCGATGCGCCCAGAACGGCTCGCCGGGGATGACGCGACTACTATTCGAGTGGTACAAGATTTTATTGAGGGCGCTGATATGGAAGATGGCGACTATTTTGCGTTAACTCAGGCGACAAGCCCTTATTTGTCTGTAGGATGCATAAAGGAGGCGTTTAGACATTTAGGCGGGACAAAATATGTAGACGATGAACGAGGTGTTACAGAGGTTCAAACATTATATACTTATAAAAGCGTTAGATCATATAATTATGACAGCGTAATGACTGCCGGTCGGATGAAAAAGTTTTTATGGACAGACAAAGGCGAAGGGCTGAACGTCGCTAAAAACGCGCACAAGAGGCGGCAGGATTGGCGCGGGACGCTCGTGCAGAACGGGTGCTTTTACCTCACTACCGCCGGGATGATACGAGATACCGGTATGTTGTGGGGCGGGAAGGTTGGATTTGTTGAGCAGCCGTATTATTTTGACATAGACGAGGAGGCCGACTTTATTTACGGCGAGGAGGTTATGAAGTGATGACAGGTATGGAAATATGCAGAAGTTGTGATGCTTACACTCCCGGTAAAAGTATATGCGAGCATGGATTTCCGAGACCGTTTGGAAAGATTCCTATGTGCTTACGAGATGATTTTTCGGAGGCGGAGTGGAAGCGTTTTTTCAGAGAGGATGGATTTCCTTTATTAGCGAGGAGGAGTGATGAGATATTATGTCATTAATCAACCATACGGGCATTATTATCCTATTGGCTCTATAGTAGATACGCAATATACGGATGCGTTTGAGGACGCAGACAAGATTCCGTGTGACGGTAGAGCTTTAGATGATGTTATTATATCGCAAGAGTTGCGATGTTTGCTTGAAAAAAACGGTTGGGACAGAATACCGGACTTGAGAGAATTAAAACCGAGAGGGGAAATCTTTTTTGGAGAAATCAATGATAATAGCAGTTGACGCGGACGGGACGCTTTTTAGCTCACCTAATTGGCCGGTTATTGACTCGGTAAACACAGAGCTTGTTGAGAAGCTGAAGAGGTTAAAAGCAAACGGACACAGGATTATATTGTGGACCTGCCGGGAGGGGTACGACCTATTCGATGCAGTGGAGACAATGCGCGGGTACGGGCTGACTTTTGACGAGGTAAATGATAACATAGGCGATTATGACAATCGAAAGGTTGTAGCGGATATATACATAGATGACCGCTCGCTTTCGCCGGATGAGTTTTTAGAGATGCCAGAGAGAATGCTGAGGAGGTTATATGGCGGTAATACTCGAGAATAGCGTAATCCTGCACATACCAAAAACTGCGGGAAAGTACGTACGGGCGGTCCTCGATATAAACGAGATACCGTATCATCAGACAAGCCGCAATACTCCATGCCAGGGCATGGGAAAAGAGTTGAGCGGGTATAGGTCCTCGCACTGCATACCTCGTGCGGACGATGAGTATAAGAGCAGGGAAAACAGGCTTGTGTTTGTCCGCCACCCTCTTACGTGGTACCTCTCCTATTGGGCGTTTCGAATGCGGTTTAAAAACACCGACCAGAGGTGGATGTATTGGAGGCTTGACAGCAGGTTTGACCAGATGTGCGGAGATGATGATTTTAATAGGTTTATCGACAAGGTCATTACTGAGTGGCCGCATGGATTCCTCACCGCTTTGTACGCGCACTACACTAACGAGGTGTCTATGGTTGGACTAATGGAGAGGGTCGACGGGTGGCTGCTTGACTTTCTCTACATGCACGAGGGGGTAGAAAAGCTAAAGCTTCCGGGCGCAAAGGTAAACATATCCGATCACAGAGGAGCTAAGTACACGAGGGGACAAGCGGAGGCTATTATGGATGTGGAGTCTGTGGTAGTGAGTAAGTACGGCTACGATTATATTCCAAAGGGGGTGGTATGACAAATAAAGAAGAGTTCGAACGGTGGGTGGGTAATGAATATTATGATGTGCGAGAGAGGGTGTTACTGTATACGGCATGGAGGGCCGCCCGGCGGTGGATACCGGTCAGTGAGAGATTGCCGGATAAAAGCGGTGGATATTTAATTTTTAACTGTGGTTGTGAGAATGCTTATTTTGATTTTAAGGACGGCTCATGGGAGACTGAGACTATGTTCAACGTAGAGCCTACCCATTGGCAACCACTACCACCACCGCCGGAGGAATAGTATGACGATTATAGGAATTGCAGGAATATGTAGTTTATTTGCACCTTTAATTTTTGTGTTTATGAAAGTCCTTTATGATTACGGTAAATCTAACGGGTGGGTTTTTTTAGTCCGGGTGTTTTTGTATAGCGCGGGGGCAATATTGGCAATAGCATTGTGGCTAATTAGCTCGTTATGGGTAATAGATTATGGCTTCGAGATGGGGTTGTTTTAATGAATTGGAATATACGTATCATGCGACACAAGAGGCCGGATGAGTGGTACGCGCTACACGAGGTGTTCTACGACGACGAGGGGCGGGTGACAAGCTTTACGCAAGAGCCGCTTGATATCTCCGGGGATACGGTAGTTGAGGTGTATCAGTACCTTGCGCTCATCGAGGACAGTTTAAAAAAATATCCTGAAGTATTGGATTTTGAGGGGTAGAGAACCTTGCTTGCTCATGCGTGGATAGCGATTGCAGAGAAGCCGGGGGACTATACCGCCGACTCATACATAGGGATAGGGTATGCGGTGATGCGGCACAAGTGGGAGATATACTATATGCCGGAGCCGAAAAGGTGGGCGGCAGATGATAACGGGAATAGGCGTGCTAAAAAAAGTCTAAAAAAGTATGTTAAAAAGGGTGTGTAAGTGGCGTTTTTTGTACCCTAACCTAATGAGGGGATATAGAGTGGGAAAAATTGTAGATTATTTGGCCGGTAATAAAGAGTATTATGATACTGTAGTAGATACCGCTCGCAGGCAGTACCGCCGTAGGTCGAGGGCTTATGATTCACTATCTTTATTTGAGCCGAGTGATTTAGAACAAGAGCTTTGGGTTGCCCTGCTTGAGAGAGAGGCTACCGGGTATCCTGTTAATTTGTTCATAAAAAATACGGACGATTTCAAAGATTTTTTAGTTTCTCTTGCTGAAATAATAGGGACGAAGGGTAGACGTAAGTTGAAAGAGGGCGACGAGCTTCCTATATCACAATTTCCAAAAGACAAGCGACACGAGCTTGAAAACCAGTATTACAGTAATAGCGGTGATTAAGAACATTGACAAGGACGGCACTTATAATTACCGGCAAGGCGGGGTTTAGCGGATATTCTCGCTACAAACAAGAGGTAATTGATAAAATATAGCGTGGTTTATTGCTGTAGCGGTAAAAGGGGGGCGGGTGTTGAAGTGGTTTATCCTGCATTTACTACCGAGGGTGCATTGGACGCGGTATACCGAAAACGGCATTGAGTGGTTTGTGATATGGCGGCAGTGGCTGTGGTACACATGGGATGAGGTAAACATTCCCGTATATAGAGGAGATATGAGGTGAACAAGAACGTATTAAAGATTGTAGGAATAGTCGGCATAGTTGGCGGGTGTGTAGCTCTTTATTTTGCTGGTGTTGGTGAGAACGAGGTAGTGGGTATTGTAGCAGGCGTATTTGTCCTGGTGGGCGTCATTGCGGCGCTATTCGCGAGCGCGGATATTATCTAAGCGGGGAATAAGATGGGACGGCCGAGTAAATACAACGAAGAGATGCTTGAGAGAGCAAAACAGTACATAGAGATTCATAAAGAGCTTGGGGATGAAGTGCCGTCTATCGAGGGTTTTGCTTATTATGCCGGGGTAGGTAGGAAGAACCTTTACAACTGGGCTGAAGAAAACGAAGCGTTTTTACACACGTTGGAAGACATAAAAAGCAAGCAAGCAAAAATGCTGATTAGTGGTGGGTTGAACGGAGAGTATAACGCATCTATCGCTAAACTTATGCTGTACAATCATGGTTATAGTGAAAAACAAGATATGAATCTAAATGCGGAAGTACACGGAAAGATTGATACCGAGTTTAATATAGTAGAGCCGAATGGAGATAGCTAAGAAGTTAGAACCGCTCATAGATACGCCTCATACTCACAATGTGATACAGGGCGGCCGGGGCGGTACAAAATCAAGGGCTGTCGCATCGCTCCTTATACGTATCATGAGCAAGCAACCGCTTAACGTGATGTGCGCGAGGGAGGTGCAGAAATCGCTTGCCGATTCATCTTTCGCTATGATGAGAGATGAAATATATAGGCAAGGGCTTGGCGGCAGGTTTAACATACTTGAGAGCCGTGGAGTGATAGTCGGTGGTAATGGTTCACGGGCTATCTTTATAGGGCTTAAAGAGCATACGGTTGATTCTATTAAGAGCTATGAAGGTTTTCATTGGGCGTGGATAGAAGAGGCACAGAGCGTAAGCGAGAGAAGCTTGAACGTGCTGATTCCTACTCTCCGGCATGATAAGTGGTTCAAGGTTGATCTGGGCAAGGGAAAAGAGTACAAGTTTCCTTTGCGTATGTTTGTTTATACAATGAATCCTTACACGTGGGACGATCCTATAAATTATGTGTTGCCTGACAGTCGGGATGATGTACAAAGAATTAATGTAAACTACTATGACAATCCGTGGTTCCCTGAGAGTTTGGAGTCTGAGAGAATACAGGCTGAAAAAACCATGCCCGAAGACGAGTACAATCGCATCTGGGAGGGCGTGCCGTTTGAGGATACTGAACGGGTTATTATGACAAGGCAGTCTGTTAAAGACGCAATGGAGAGAAAAGCCTCTGCCGATGGTGGCATTGTGGTAGGGGCTGATATAGCACGGTTCGGGGATGATAGGACGGTGTTCATAAAAAGAGAAGGAATGCAGGTTATAGATACTAAGGTGTTGAATGGCAAGGACACGCAAGAAGTTGCGAGGAGGCTGCATGATTTCGCCGGTGGTGGCCGTATTGTTATTGATGATACTGGCGTGGGTGGTGGTGTTACTGACAAACTACATGATTTAGGTGATAAGGTTTCGCCTATCAATTTCGGCGGCAGTGCGATAGACAAGAAGAAGTACCCGGATGTCATTAGTGAGATGTGGTTTAATCTTGCTGATAATATATCGGATATTGGCCTGCCTCATAATGATGAGCTTCTAATGGAGCTTTCATCGAGGCACTACAAATACACACAGGATGAACGGCGTAAGGTTGAGAGCAAGGAAGAGTACAGGAAGAGAACCGGCAGGAGAAGTCCAGATATAGCGGATGCTGTAATCTTGTGCTTTTACGACAAGAAGAGAGGACAAGTTAGCAAGGTAAGCGCGGGGAGGCTTGGATTGTGATACAGTTAGAGTTCGACGGCAGGATACCTACTGATAAATTAGCAGACATAATCAAGGGCCACTCTGTGCGGTGGTACAATGACGCATGGCAGTACTACCTCGGAAAGAACCCGACTATAGAGCGGCGGTTGCCGAAGGACATAGGGGCACCGGACAACAAGGTGCCTGTCTCGTACGCCCGAAAGCTTGTGAGGACTATCACCGGGTATATGTTCAAACCGGGCCTCATAGACTATACAAGCGAGAATGAAGAGTACCTTAACACGCTCGATGAGATATTCTACGAGAATAACGAGCCGGTCAAAACGTCGATGCTCGGCAAGTACTCGTCTATTTACGGGGTAGGCTATGAGCTACACTACACCACCGACGACCTTATACCGCGCTTTGCTAAAGTAGAGCCGCAGGAAGTCATACCTATTTATAACTTCTCCCTTGAGCCTAAGCTCACCGCTGCAGTCCGTCATTATTACCGCGGGGACACGCTCAATGTCGAGGTGTACTATCCTGACACCATAGAGTATTACACGATGAACAATATGAACCGTCTTACTAAGACCGGCGAGGAGCCGCACGAGTACGACGCCGTACCTTTGGTTGTCTATGATAACAACGAGGAGCTATTAGGGGACTTCGAGCCGATACGTCCGCTAATAGATGCGTATGATATCTTGATGTCGGACTCTATGAATGAGTTTGACCGTTTTGCGTGGGCCTACCTTATTCTGAAAGGCATGATGATGGACGAGGAGGACGCGGCGAAGATTAAAGACAAGCGTATCCTTGAGTTCGTAGCCGAAGGTGGCGCTGAGTTTTTGACTAAAGACGTACCGTCGGACTTTATCCAATTCATGGCCGAGTGGATCCGCAAGGAGATACACAAGCAGTCTCATATACCCGACTTCATCGACGCGGGCAAGACGGGCGATAACCTATCCGGCGTGGCGATAGACAAACTGTTATATGACTTTGAGTTTATCGCAGCGACTAAAGAGGCTTTGTTTCGGCTCGGCTTATACCGGAGGCTTGACCTTATCGACACTATCATACGCAAGACGCGAGGGGATATAGGCAACAAGAGAGAAGTAGAAATAACTATGCACCGCAACCGGCCGGAGGAGCTGTTACAGAACGCAAAGATAGCGCAGGCGTTCGCCGGGGTGGTGAGTAACCAAACGCTCATTGAAAACCTTGTACCTTTTGCTGACTGGCAGACTGAGCAAGAGCGGCTGGCAGATGAGATGCTTGTAGACGTGGAGGCGCCGGATGTCGAGGAGTCTACGTGACCTGGAAAAGACGGTATGGCGCGAGCTTGACAAAACAGAGCGGGCCTTTTACCGCGAGTTGAAGAGAAACTACCGGGAGGCGCTTGAGTCTATCCGTAAAGAGATTGCGACCGTCTATGAGAAGTACGCGATAAACGGCGAGCTTACAAGGGCGCAGATGACTAAGTACAACCGGCTCGCGGGGCTCGAGAAGCGTATAAACAAAATCTTAGGAAATACGGCGAGCAAAAACACGAGCACTTTTAAGCGGCTTAAAGAGCGGCAATACAGCGGCTCATTTTTCCGCCACCAATGGGCTATAGAGCAGAGTGTCGGGGCCGGGCTCTCGTGGAGCACGATAAATGAGAAGGCGATAGCGGCGGCAGTCGATAACGACCTACTCAAGATAGCAACCGACCGGCTGCGGACAAACGGGCGGCAGAGGATAAGGCGGGAGATAACGCAAGGGCTTATACGTGGCGACTCCTATGACAAGATGGCGCGCGGGGTAAAGGATGCGATAAACCGGGGTGCTACAGATGCTATGAGGATAGCACGGACCGAAGGGCAAAAGGCGGCGGTAGTAGGACAGAAGGATAGTTACAGAGACGCACGAGATAAAGCGGGCCTTGAGATGCGAGAGCGGTGGGATGCTACTCTTGACATGAGGACGAGACCTGAGCACGCAGCGCTTGACGGGCAGTACGCCGAGCGGGTAGGCGATGATTATATGTTCAACACTTCCGTCGGGATGGTATACGGTCCTCTCGACCCGAGCGCCCCGGCGAGCTTCGTGGTGAACTGCCGATGCAGGGTAAGCGGAGAGGTTGTAGGCTATCCTCCGAAGATTAGACGTACACGAGAAGGTGGACTTGAGCCTTACCATACGTATGGTGAGTGGGCTAAGAAGCGGGGGAT